TAGAAGTGAAGACCGATTGCGTTAGATGACGGTACAACGGCTCCTGAGATGATGTTGTTTCCATATAAGAATGAACCTGCTACTGGTTCGCGAATCCCGTCAATATCGACAGGAGGGGCAGCTATGAAAGCAATAATGAAACAAGTTGCTGCAGCGAGTAGACAAGGAACCATTAAGACTCCGAACCAACCAACGTAAATACGATTGTTAGTAGATGTTGTCCACTCACAGAACTCGTCCCAACCTTGCAATAAGCTGCCGCTTCTTGTTAAAGAAGAAGAAGTCATTTAAGTAATAGTACGATTTTTGTGAACTTGTATGATGAGAGACTTAACCCCATGGTCTCGGTTAGGGGTCGGTTGAATACCTAGACCTAATGTTAGCAATTGAATATATGATCTATCTTTATGAGATATATAAGTATTACTTGTACTACCTGATTTCAGCTAAATTAATACCAAGATCTTACGCAGGGTATGGCGAAGACCATGAGATATGCAGGTGAGGTTTTCCAAGGCTATAACAAGCCTAAGAAAACAAAGGGAGGATCTAAAAAATTTGCTGTCTTAGTCAAAGACGGTGATAAAGATAAAATTGTGCGTTTCGGAGATCCGAATATGCAACATTACAAAGAAGGCTCAAAAGATAAAGGAGGTCACGGCGATGAGAAGCGTCGAGCCAACTTTAAAAGTAGACACAACTGCGACGCTAAGAAAGACAAAACAAAACCAGGGTATTGGTCATGTAATTGGAGTTGGTAAAATGAACAAACAACAAGAAGCTAAGTCCCGTGCGCAAGGACATCAAAAGAAGAAAGGATTAGACGGTAAAGCCTGTTGGGACGGATATAAGCTTGCTGGGACAAAAATGAAAGGTGGTAAGAAAGTAGATAACTGCGTCAAGATGTAATTGCACAATTAACCACCACCTATACCAACACCACCATTTGACCTAGATGCTTTTTGTTGAGGTCTTGATGGGCGACTTTTACGACCTCCTCCTCCTACGGAATAGTAGTCATCAGCTTGAGCTCCTTCTTCAGGCCAATAACAACCAAATGCGTCACATTTACCAAACGCACGTTTCCAATCTTCTGGAGTAGCTGCAGGGTTATATCTCATTCTCGTCTCTAATTCATCCATATTATCTTCATAATTTCCCTCTAAACGATTATTTTTGAGAACCTCTTCTTTTGTTATTTGATCAATAGATTTAACTGTTTCAACGATGTCCTCAGTTTCTTCTGCTTCTTCTTCTGCTTCTTTCGTTGCAGCTTTAGTTTTCCATAGGTCTCCTATCTCGTTGTCAATAGCTTCCCAATCTGCAACAGGAAGACTACTAGCAAAGGAAGGGCCAGACCCCATTAAGTCGTCCAAGGATTGAACGGCTGGTACGCTGGCATATCTCATTTTTATATTGTAGACATAAAAAATCCACCACCCTAATAGGCAGTGGATTCTTGTGTTTCTTATTTAGCCTTCTGAAACGAGAAGCTTACTACGTAGTTGTTCTGGAGTAGCTGAACTCAAAGCCTGCCATGCAGCTGCTGGGTTCTTGTCACTTAAGTTAGAGAACTCTGCCCAAAAGTCTCCATTTTGAGGAGCCTGTACGCCTGGATTAGGCATATCTATCTGAGGACGCTGGAATTGCTGAGTTGGAGTTTGTCCAACTGGAGCTTGAGGAGCAGGAGCTTGAGGAGCAGGAGCCTGAGGAGCAGGAGCCTGAGTTATTCCCATCTTTGCTTCATTTGCTGCAACTTCTGCTGCTAGGCGATCCTGAGCTATCTCTACAGGATGAGGACCACTAGGACCGAAGAACTCATTAACGTACTCAGAGAGTAGGTCAGGGTTAGTCAGCATTGTATGGTATGCAGCGTTGTCTGCCGCAGCAGCATCTACAACTTTCTTAGCTCCTTCGATATTCTTGGCTAAGCCATTAATTCTTTGGAACGCTTCCTGAGTTTGATTTGCCTGCTGAAGAAGTGCATCCTCAACGGTGCATGCATATCTATTTAAAAGTGCTGGTGCTTCTGCTCCGAAGTGCTGAAGAACTTCAAGACTTTCGTTGCTGACGTTGTCTAGATACCCGTCTCCGCTTTGTGTTGCTCCTTGCTGTGTCGAGGGCTGCGCCTGTACCTGCTGGGTCGGGGAGTACGCCGGCGTTGCTTGGGGCTGATAAGTCTGCATCCCCGAAACGGACGGAGCCGCTTGGTATTGCTGAACCTGAGAGGGAAAGCTGCTTGTCTGCGGCTGTTGTGGGGTCGGAGTTGAGTAGGCTGCCTGGGGCTGGGAGGTCTGCGTTGCGCTCAAACTGTCGCTGAGGCTCTTGAACGCCTCCTGCCATGGATTGGCCTCCTGGACCGGAGCCTGTGGCTGGGGTGCCTGAACCTGGGGTGCCTGAACCTGAACCGATGGTTCCGAAGGTGTCTGGTACGAAACTTGGGCGGTCTGGGCCGGAGCTTGCTGGTAAGCCGCGCTCGGAACGGGCGCGCTCGATGGTATCGAGTTCTGCTGGGTCGCCGGAGCCTGTTGTGTCTGAATACTGTCCTGCATAAGTTAGTTCTCTCTTTAAAAATTCGAATGCCCTATAGACGTAGGGTGTTAAGTCAAGTTTAGGATCTGCCAAAAGCGGTAGATCTGGAGCCTGAGGATGAGGGGTTTGACGCATGTCATTTATCAGCGCCAAGAATTGTCCAATACTGCTTTGGGTGGCTTGAGCCATTCTAAATGGATAGCCACTAAGCATTGCACTTCTCTCTTCATCTGTCTTGTCAGGGAAGAGGTAACGCAACGCTTCGATGCTGTTAACACCGAGTTCTTGTAGGTTACGAACCACAATACTTGAATTCAGTATATCCTCTGTTCCATCTTCGAAGACTGGACCCTTCCATCTCCACTCAATCTTCCTGTTGCCGTCGGGTATTAAACCGACCACACCGGGAGGAAGTTCAGTGGACTGGACTGCTTCTCGGATGGCTAATTCTAGTTGTTCGTCGTATGCTTTCTCTTGTTCTTGGAAAGCTCCTACCGCCATATCATAGTCTTCTCCTGGCTGGAAGTTCTCTTCAATAGGTGGTGCAGGCCTTTTTAGGCCTATCGCCAAGGCAAAGGAATCACGGAAGATTTTTTCTTCGTGGAAAATAATTAAACCAAATAATTTACATAATCCATATGTCAATAATCCTTTGCATCGACGTGTAGCCGTTGTAGCTGCTCGACCGTATAAAGATTTGATCTCGTAAGCTGTTGCTCCAGAACTAATTCCTAATTCATCTACCCCGCCCATTGCGGTTCTTAATTCCTCTCGATATTGACGTGCGTATAAGTTTTGATCACCAGAAACTGCATCAGGAGTTAAGTAAACAGCCCGGTCAGTCGGTTCAACGTTGGCAATAATCCGAGGAACTTTTAAGGCACCACCACCGCTTGGCCCAGGCTCACTCACACGAGTAGATGGTCTGCTTGCTGAATAGAAACCTGCTTGAGAACTAATTGTTGGTCGTAAACCTTCTTCAGAGCCTGACTCAACCAAATCATGCTTAGGTCTACTAGAAACTAAAGTTGGATTACCAAAGAACGTAATATTTGTGCGGATATTTTTAACTAAATCGTCATGTAATACAATCTGCTCAGATAACCAATCAAAATCACCTGTTGCGTCCATTCCTGTAGAACGCATCGTATTGAAAGATTCAACAGCTGGAATAAAGCCAAGACTGTTAACCAAAGTCCTCGTTTGGTTGGGGGACCAAGTAAAGCTATTGGTTTGTCCAACTTCGAAAGAAGGTCTCTCAGACGTTATCGATTCTTTGATCGTATCTCGTCTGACTTGCAGTTTGACATACCTAGTACTGCCGTTGTCTGCTGTAGATATAGCTAAAGCACCTGTACCACTACGTACAGAGAAGGAATAAATCAGTTCAATTTCTTCTAATTGAGACTGAGCATCGTAATAAGCCCTGTAGTTTTCTTTACTAAACCACATAATGCGGTAAGTATCTTTTACAGGTCTGAAATAAAATAACCCTTTACCATCTAGTAAAAAATCATCAACAATTCCTTCTAACCTGCTATCAATTTCATTCTCTTCAACTAATTGTTGAATAAATATTTTTCTAAAACCAAATGTGTCTTGTGCAGGGAAAAACTCAATTCCTTGCCTCAGCATGAAAAGCTTCATCTGAGCTAAGTGACTATTGACAACCATCGTGTCAGTGCCACTGCTTCCATCACGCTTCCTAGCAGCTTCTAGGATCTGACGGTATCTCTCGTTAGATGGGTTACTCATTTCTTAATCTTACTGCCATTGGATCTGCGCACCGCCTCGTTTCATGAGACCTTGCACCACAATATTCAAAGCATCAGCACAATCATCATGAGAGGCATGACCGAAATTAACCACTTCATCAATCATGTAAGAAAAATCACGATATTTATTGAAAATAATTTTTTTACTTTGAAACAAACCAACAATGCCTCTTAAGCGAGCTAGCTTATCGCCTCTAAAACCTTTGACAGGACTCACAGTTAAATTATACAACTGCCATTCATTGAATAGAACACGTTTCAAGTCACCTTCAAAACTTTTTTGATAAGCAACAACTTCAGGCCATATCACAACAGGAGATTCTGTCTTAAAAAACTGCCCTTCATCATTCATACTTAGTAAGTTCCATTCCACTAATAGCTCTGCTAAAGCTTCAACTTTTTCAATATTTCCCATCGACCTCATTCTTTTGTAATCGATGATGTATACCTTATCTTCTACTCTTCCAGCTAAAACAAATACAGTCCAATCATTACGTTCACTCATCCCTGCAGAGAGGTCAATACCGACACCAATCGTGTCATAAGTGTCAGGAACCTCTCCTTTAATAAACAACTCTGGAGATAAACCAAGTTCTGTTGTTTTAATTGGTTGGTTTAAATACTGATAAGAAAAAGCAATGCGATCTTCTGTTTGAAGCTTCAATAAATAACCCACCGACCACATAGATCCCCAATAAGACTTCGGGGTTCCATTGTCGTCATAATGCAATGCTTGTTGAGTTATAACTTTCCATCCTCTTTTTTCACAGAAAATCGTTGTAAATAAATCATCAAAATGGAAACGAGTTCCTAGTGCAATAGCTCTTGCACCTTGGAACATGGTGGGAACAATAACGTTAGTCCAGTTCGATTCCATCTCTCTTCTTATATCTGGATTAGCAATGGCAGCAGCACTTTTAATTGCGTCATCAACAATAATCAAAGAACTTCGCTTGGAAGTAATTGTTCCTTTTAATCCTGCACAAGCAACAGTAAAAGCATCTTCTCCTCTAATGTCTACCCCTGCATGTTCAAAATCAATCGACCATAGCTCATCACTTGTTCGATGCTTAGATAATCGAACTTTAGGAAAGACCTCTTGATACTCTTTATTAGATATTAAATTTTTAATTGCTGCACTTTTATTCCTTGCAACGTCCACGTTATAAGAAACATAGAGAGTTCTTAAAAGTTTGCCTGCTTCCGCATGCCTACCGATCAGCCATGCTATTAATAGTCCTATAACAGTAGACTTGGCACTACCTCGTGGACTTAGTAGACAAGTGTTGGGACCCGCGATATCGAGCAAATGCTCGTTACTTTCTGCAGTTAGTATCTGTTTATGCCACTCCCGCATGTGCTTTGCGGGTTTTTTGCCCATCAACTCGCAGAAATAAGCAAAATTATTCCTCGCCTTTAGAACATGAGGTGGAGTAACAACAGCTTCTGGTTTCGCCTTGATCGATTGTGCTGCCAACTGAGCACTACGTCTACGTGCAAGGGATATAGAAGCATTAGGCATAAAATTAGTCTAAGTGTTATTCACTATTAAGGCAGGATGATTCTCTCTTTTGTCTTCCACCCTTTCCTCTCTACCCATTGGTTGAACTCAGCTTTTGCTTCTGGTGTCATATAACCAAAGAACAAATTCAATGCATGTTTTAGGGAATAATTTTTATCTTCAAATTTATCTAACTCTAGGCCACCATGAAGAGCACAGCAAGCATCTAGAAGGTCGTAGATAGGTATCGGCACACGAACATTCTCTTCCTCTTTCTTCACAACACCTCTAGTTTCAACTAGTTCAACCTATCAGCTTCTCTTTACCTTGTCGACTATCTGATCAATCACATTGACATCTAAACCTAAAAAAGGTGGAATAATTCCTAAAATTCTCAATAAACCATCCACAAACAACGCTAAACAAAGAAAACCCAAGATCATACTGATAATTGTTGCATTACGATTATGCTGTTTCATCGATAATTCATCAATTGCCCTCGCTTTAGCAACAGCATCATCTAATAAAAGATCTACTTCTTCTTTCGTATAACACAAGTGCGGTAAAATCTCTCTAATTTTTTCTTCTGTCATCTAATTGGGATGAACTTCAGATTAGACTACTTCTCCTCGGCTAAAGCTGCCCAGACAGATTCGTAAGCTAATTCAAGAGCATTGACGACATCATCATTACCCTTGAATATTGATTTTAATTCACGCATCACTTTGTCAGCACCTGCCAATACTAAACCTCTACGATCTGTGCCTCTTGTCATCTTCTCTACCTCGACAACATGGCCTCTTAATTCTTTAGATAAATGAGCAATACGAGTGGCTGCAGCATCTGGTTTAACAATATCAGCATGTACTTGCTGCCTTAAATAATCGATATCAGCCTCTAATTTGACAATCTCAGCCAACATTAATTCACGTCTATTGAGTTTTGGGTAATTCTGCAGTACCCATTTATCAAGAGCAGTGAAACCACCTGTATAACCTAAAACATTCGCGTAAAGCCATATCTCATAAATTGAATATGTATTCTCTACGTAAGTCGTAAAGGCTTCTCTTCGGTCTTGCTCTAAAGATACGAGAAAGGAATGAACAGGTCCTTCTGTTTTAACTACCATTTTTATACGAGTCTACAAGTTCCCCTAGGTTTTTCAGAAAATATCAACCAAAAAATCTTGCACCTGAAGAACGAATAGCTCCCCGAGCGTCTGCTCTCATCTTTCTCTCTTCGTTATATTTATCTCTTTGCGTCTTACGTTTTTCTTCTCCTTCGGTCTTAGCTTGCATCCTGTTCTGCAAACCTTGACCCATATAATTCATTCTTGTTTGAGAACCTTCCTCTTGAGCCTGCAGTCTCTTCTCTTGTCCTGCTACACGAAGAGTTCTTCTATCTTGGTCACCTGTTACCCCGATCTGTCTGTCACCTAATCTTCCTTGTTCACGCATTAAGGTTCTAGCTATATCTCCTTCTCCTGCCATCAACTTCAAAGTATTTCCTGTATGAAGGTTATCCATCATACCTGAATACCTTGCCATATTATTTAACTGATCATTCTGATATTGAGAAGCTAAGCCCATGCGAGCCAAGGTATACCCAAGATCTAGATTTGCACCAGAAATATAAGCTCCAACAGTTTCATTATCAGGATTAGCTAAGCCCCAAGAAGTAAGAGCACCCATTCCTTGGTTGACCATACTGGCACCAGTATTCTGAGGAACGTAATTTTTCCATTGATCGACCGCTTGCTGTCCTTGCTGGCCAACTCTACCGATGCCGGTATTAGCTGCTGAACTCATGAGACGTCTAATTGACTACTAATGAATTCAGTCTACCTACTTCTATTCTTGTATTCGTCTGACCTGCGGATATTATCAATTACCTGTTCTTTGGTTTGATTTCCGGAAGCAACTGCCTTAGCCCAGTAAGCTTTACCCTCTTTGTCTGCAGGTCGTCCGAGGTTTTGTTCATAGGCTTTATCTAACCAATCAGACTTAGGTTTAGGTCTAGAAGGTTCAGGTCTAGAAGGTTCAGGTCTAGAAGGTTCAGGCCTAAAGCCTGGTCTTCTTTCTGGATCTCTACCTAGAGGTTTTTTGGGTGCTCTTTCCTCTCTTTGGATAGAACCACGATCTTGTTGCCATTGCCTACTCCTCTCCTGTGCTTCTTCCTTTCGTTCAGCAGGTCTAGATGGAACACTAGATTCTAACCTACCTCTTTCTTCGTTACGTTTTTCACCGAAACGAGTTAAAGGTTCTCTAGCTTCCTCCCAGAATTTCTTCTGATTAACACGATGTTCTTCTTCTGAAGGCTCATGTCCCTCGGCATATCTAATACTGACGGCTCTATAATCCTCATCCCCTACACCAGAAGGGACAGGAGTAGGTCTCTGAGGCGTTTTCGATCTGTAATCTTCCGACTCGGGGGAAGCTTTAATATTCGCAGCGACTTGGTCTAAGCTTTGATTACCGGAACGTACTTGATCTAACCAATATTGAAATCCTTCTCTATCTGCATCCCTTCCTAAATAATCGTTATACATACCAGCTATTGCTGCTTCATCTTCTGGACGCTTAGGACCAATAGGATCTCCATGAATTGGAGGTATATCTTCTTTAGGAGGTGGTGGAAGTAACGTCTTGTTATGAGAGAATAATCCTTCACAAATATAGGTATGAGCATCCTCAACCGTAATCTTGACGACTTTTTCATCACCAGTATATTCAGCTGAAATAAAGGCAACTTCTCCGTCATACAAAGAAACTCTCTCACCAGATCCTAATTCCTTGATAGAAATCCAAGCTTCCTTATCTTCGGAATACAGCTTATGACTCGCGGAACATCTAATTTCGTGATCATCGCTAAATTTAACAAGATAAACAGGCTGCTCATGGAAACTTACATGAGTAACCTCGTAGTCACCACTCTCAAAAGTTGTCTCGTGCATCGTATGCACTTTGTCACCAACTTGGAGTTCCCCTGCAAAAATCAAGCTTTTATCAGCTAGTAAAATTTGCTGGTCAGGAGTAGGACATCCTTCCCAATCCGGTGGTAGTGGTGGTCTAGGTCCAGGCATCGGATAAGGTCTGCCGTCTCCATCTGGCCAAGGATCACTAGGTCTTGGTCCTGGCTTTGGAGGTCTTGGTCCGGGGATAGGAGGTCTTGGCTTCCAAGGTCTTGGATCAGGATTAGGCCCTGTCTCATCTGGATTCTCTGGAGGACGAGGCAAGCCCGGTCTTACAGGAGGCATTTCTTCTCCTGGACCCCATGTGTCTTTTCCACGTCGCCTAGGTGGTCTACGACCTTCTTGTTCTTCTCTCCTTTGATTATCCCATTTATCTTGTATCTCCTGCATACGTCTGGTATATTCTTCCGCGCTTTCGCCTCTTCTTGGAGGCGTTCCTGAACCACCCCATCCAGGAGGCATCTGTTCGTTTTCCCAATCATCCCATCCCCCAGGTGGAGGACCAATTACAGTGTCCCTACTGCCTTCTTGAGATGGTTCTCCTGGTCCCGACTGCCATCTGTCGTCTACTCCATCATTATCTGAATCCCTCCAATCCATAGTGAATCCTGATCCTGGGGGAAGATTCACTCCTATTCGACTACCGTAGTCACCTCTGCCCCCTTTAGGTTGTTTAATACTTGGAGGTCTTGACTTGTCTCTACCAATAGGAGTAGGAATTCCAATTCCAGGTTGATCAATTGGTTGAGGCACATCTACGTCTCCTCTGTCATCTCCAGGCCATCGTTGATCTGGTGGAGGAGAAGGTTCATTTCTTAATTGCTCCCACTCTTCATCGCTAATCCATTTATCATCACCTGGCTGCTGAGGATCCCATCTTTCCTCGACGCCATAACCATGATTGAAACCTACTTGATTACCTTTGCGGTCATATATAGGACTTTTCTGTTTGTTGTAAAAATCTAAAAAATCACCTATGAAATTATCTTCTCCACTTAATCCTTGAGGACTATTCTGCACAACAGAGTTACCACGCTGTCTAATTCTGTCGAGTTCTTCTTGGTAATAACTAGTATCGGCTAGGCCATCGATGGGCTGCTGAGATGCAAAAGCTGCCATGTTGGTGTAACTGCTGTCTTAACGTCTATCCTTTCTATCTTAGTCAGAAGTTAATCAGACAAGATCATGGCGGTACCTAAGATACCTTTTATAAGATTATTCGTATTCTGCTGCTTCCTTTGTAGTGCAAGTTGGTCGTTTATAGGTTTATTAGCTTGCTGTATTAAGTTCTCGACATGTTTCATCCTTACAGCGTTTTCACCATACTTCATTTCGTACTCCCGTGGAGTATAAAATTTCCCAGTTTCTTGATTAAGCCCTAATGCTTCATTACCCGTCGCTTCATATATTTGGTTTGATCTAGCAGCATTTAGCTGAGCTTGATTATTATTGATATCTAAGCGATCCGTCTTCCTTAATTTAATATTCCCTGTTTCCTCATTGAATTGATCGATAAGATTGAGTCTGTTATCGCTTTGGTTTCGTATGTACTCTGAATCAAAACCTAAAGATTCAACAGCATTAATTGCATTTTTATTCTGTAAAACTGCTCTATCGAAATTATCTCCTACTTCCAACTCGTTAAAGGCTCTCTTCCATCCTTCATCTTGGAGAGGCATGCTCGAACTACCCCTAAGATCAAACATACCTCCTAATTGATCAATAGAATCTCCTCTTATTGCTCCTGATTCAATTAAAGGATTTAAAACTTGTTTTTGGAATTGGCGGTTAGCACGTCTATTCCGAAAATCGTCAATACCTAATAGCTCTGTTACGTCTAAAAATCCAGTTGATCTAGGAGCATATTTGTCTACAATCGCATTCCTTTTGTCGGTTAATAGCTTCTGCAGAATGGCTTTTTGGTCGTCGACACTCAACTCTTGTCCTTGAACAAGAGACTTGTCGGTCACAACATTAGACATTATTCTTCTAGTTTCGACAATATAACTATTTTAATCTTAGCTAGTTGGAAGATTTAGAGTTTTATCTAACTCGAGTCCTAGGTGCTCGGCTATTTTGTCGTTATATACATTTTGCAATGAATTCTGCAGACCAATAGCATTACCATTCGCTAAATTCGGATTACCTATTGGCTGAGTATCAAACATACTACTGATAGCTTTTAATTTATCAAACAACGTAGGACCCTTATACATTAATTTTGTTCTTTCTAGTGCTGCTGCATTATTCATGTCAGCAAGAGTTAAAGCACTTTTGTCCTTCATTGCTTGCACGGTGAGGGCTTGACCTAGTGCTGCGTTAGAGGTCAGAACATTATTCATCATGTTCATACCAGCGTCACTACCTGGTCCCCCCGGACCGTACAAGTCAGTAGTCTTAGGTATAGCTACCGGTCTGTATGATCTATTGGAAAGAGAAGGAATAGAAATGTTTGCTGCCATGATTATTGAAGGTAGTAATTGAGAGGTACTCCACCCGCATTAGGGTTGCCTTGAAGTGCTTGAATCTGCTGCATCAATTCAAGTCTAGGCTCCATTTGTTTCAGATACAACTCATTAGCTCTCTCTTGTTGTTTCAATGCTTTTCTTTGGTCAACTTCAGGGTCAAATGCTCTATAAACACCACGAGCAGCATCTTTCAATACACCACTACCAATTAAACCTCCTGCAAGACCTCCTATGATTGGTGCTCCTGGGACAGGAATTGGGGCGGCGATTTTCGCACCTAAGGCCGCGCCTCCCCACCATCCAAGACCACTGCCGACTCCTTCAGCTAAATTCACAGCGGCTGGATCATCCCTATCCGTCATCTCTAGCCCAGCATCTACTAATACAGCTAAAGGTCCATATGCTTTAGCCATCCCTAACGCTTTTGGATTAACAGCTTTATTAAAATCATCTACAAAAGTTGTATAATTCTTCCATCCTCTTTGAAATGGATTACCAAATGCCATCGGTACAGTAGCTAGTTGGCCACCCCTACCAACGGCTTGCCTCTTTATATATTCATCGAGAATAGCTCTTTGCCTTACGGCTTCAGCAAAATCTGTAGGATCCAAAACTAGACACAATATTCCTATGTATTGATTCTAATGACTTTAATAATCAGGCTTCACAGGTTCCGTCCATACAACATATTGAGCCATGTTTTGAACTGTTGTTTTTAATTTTCTGCAATAAGGAAACTCTTCTGCTCCTTCCCTTCTGTCTACGCTTCGGGTGCAAGCATGAACGTAATCAGCATTATGTCTTCTATCAGGACGCTCCCTCCATTTACCTTCAAATTTTTCATATCGTTTTTCGTCATAAGGTACATCATGCTCTTCAATGTAATTCCATACATCTTCGTCAGTCCAATCTCTTAAAGGGAAAATAGAAGATACTCCACCGGGAACTTGTCGAACTTCAGATTTAATTCCAACATCTCCTGCTAAGGAGTCCGTATCGCTTCCTTTGTGTCCTATCCAAATAGCATCTAAATAGGGAACAAGTAATTCTTTTTGTTTAGGACGTCTTAAAATTTCCAAACAGCTAGTGCAAGGTAAATCATCGACAGGATCAACGATTCCTGTAGGGCAGGAAATCGTATAACCGTTGATTGCATACCTGTTTTGAACTTCAAACTCTCCATTTTTCTCCTGCATTAAGGATTCGTAAGGATGCCATGAATACACCAACAACTCCCAATCTCGAATAATTCGATCATGGAACTCGTATTTGAATGGTTGCCATGGTTCTCTAAAGAATAAGATCGGAATTTTTACTCCATGTCTTCTTAATAAATGGAGTAGTACCATGCTGTCTTTACCCCCTGACCAACACATCATTGTTGATAAGAAAGTATTTACGCAAGAATCAATAATCTGATCAGTACGTTCTAGCTTTTTATTCAAAAATTTCCCCTACGCTGCTCGTTATTCTATCGAAGAAAAAAATTAAAACAAGATAGCGCCACCAACAATCACACTACCTATTAAACCTTTGGTTGCAGCACTTTTTGTTGCAGAAGCACCCATCTGCGCAATGTCTATTTGAGCTTGTAATCTTTTGCCTTCCATCTCTTCTGCATGTTTCTGTTCCACCATGTTTATACCTTGTCCTAAAAGCTGATCTCTTTGTGCCTCAAGGTTTTTATTTATATCTCGTCCTACCGTTGCCTCAACACTCTCTAAAGGTTTTTGAAAACCAGCAAATTCTACGGCATATTTACCTAACGGGCCAGCATTACTCTGAGACGCTAGATACGATTTAGCCTGACTACCAACGGTTGGAACCCCAAAGTCCTTAGGTTCAGGGCCTTCAATCGCTCTATCTCTATTAGATGTGTACTGATCTAGAGCATCAGTGATCTCATCATCTGTATTGAGTTTATAAGTAACGTCTGTTTTAAGCATGGATCAAAAAGCAAAAGCCTTGTTTGTTTTAATAAGCAACCCACCATCATTGTATAAGTTATTATTTGCGTAAGAATTACTCAAGGCAGAGTTGCTGAAGTAATCATTGAAAGAACCGGAATTATTAAAGTTGTAATAATTACCACTGGGATTAAATGAACTTGTATTAAATGCGTCAATATCTGTACCTGGGTAAGTATGCCCTATGTAGTCTCCGTCTGTGTTGTAAAAACTAACCGAATTAACTAAATTCGAATTATTCATACTGTTAGAGAAAACACTAGACGTCGCAGGAGACCATGAGCTCAGCGATTGGCCAGTATTCCAAGTAGTACCAGCCCCATTCAATATATTGTCAGCTTGGTTGTAAGAAATGCCATGATCTGTTGCGTATCCAGCAACATCTGAATACTTGTTTGGTCCAAAGTTATTACCAGCCCATTTTTTATAAGCACCTGTTTGACCAATAACACTAGTCGCTGCACCAACGACACTACCTAATAATTTCATTGTGCCAGCATATTTAGTTGCATCCGCTTGTAATTGACCTGACTTTAAACTTGCATCAATTGCTTTTTCTCCCATAACTTTTTTACGTTCTAATTCGAATGCTTTAGCTCTTGCTAATGCCTCGTACTGTTTCTCTTTTGCGACCGCATTTACAGAGTCTTTTACTCCATGATCAGAGAATAATCCAGCCATTAGTCTGCCCTCCTTATTTGCTCAACCCCTTCTCCTACAAGAGCAGCACCTGTTACACCTGTTCCGCTATAAAGTAATGCTTGTTTTAAGATTTCACGTTGGTTCCGAGAATCTATCTCATCTGCAATCATTTGCTGCTTAGCGATCCAATCGTCAGCAGCAACCTTATCTGCTTCAGTCTTGAAATTCTTGGCTTTGTATCTTTCTTCTGCTGTTTTTATAAGTTCTTTTTGTTTATTAAGTTGATCAAAACCACCCCCTTTATCTACTAATCTCTTCATGGCTTTCTTGGTTCCCATGCGAGCCCCTATAACACCAGCTGCCACAGGTAAGACTCCAGTTCCAATAGGAATACTCTTACCCATGAAATTAACTTCTGGTCCATGGATCCCCTGAGTCGTTCCTCTTAGTGCTCCCAGAATATTAAAATCACCATCTAACGGATTTAAATCAGTTTTTTGATCAAAACTATATGCTTTATATCTTCTGTATTCATCAGGAGAAACATCAGGTCTTTCTCTAGAAAATTCTTTATAAGGGAGTAAACGTCCTGTTCTACCTAAGAAGTACCGACTTAATGCTTCCTGCCATGGATCAGCAGTTTGACGAGGATCTTCAGCACTAGGGACAACTTGCTTATAACCTGACTTCCTTCCGATATTCCCTACAGCCGCAGACATCGCGATGACCGAAGGTAGAGTTGCAGCTAGTCTATATCCACGTCTTTTCATCGTGGGAACCTGTACGTTTTCTTGTGGAATACCTTTAGCTCTTACTACATCCTCTGACCCTTTTTGACCATGATGTAAAGCGCTTAAAGCTGCCATAGATGCCACAGCCTGAGGTGCATTTAAGAACCACCAAATATTACGAGCACCATCTGTAGCTATATCAGCCGAAACAACTCCTGCAGCTTGAGCAGCCCTAGCTCTGGCACTATCTCCTATAGGAACCCATTTTGCTTTAGAACTATCAGCACCTAAGCTATTAGGGTCTAAGACTTGAGTGAAATCAACTGTTTTTGTTCTAACATCAAGATCATCTGCACGAGCTTGTTGATATTTCAGTCTTTCTTCCGCCGTATAACCACCTAATGGCACGTTGGATACCGCATCCATCGCATTAGTAGCTAATGTTCTCCTCCATTTAGGCGAATTATTAGCAGATTGAATATTTCTTGCCTGATTTTGGAACCATTGCATAGATCCTACGTTTTCAGGTAGAGCTTGCCTTAAATAATTCCATGTTTGGGAGCCTTGTCCCATATCCATCAGAGGAGTATTCTCGTATCCCGTTGCTTTTCTGCGATAATCCGCATAATTCCTTGGATTCGCCTCAAAAGAACGTCTATAGATGTCTAGAAGCTCTTCCCAACTTGGATCTTTTAGAAAACCTTCAGCCATTTAAGTCATTCCTCCCCAAGGAAGTCCAAGCTGAGAACGAAGAACATCTTCTTTACGGTAAGAAGCACCTCCACTCAGGAAAGCCTCTAAATATTTTTGAGCTTTCATCTGCTCTTCTGCTCTGATTTGATCAATCAAAGCCTGTTCTTGCTGAGCAGCTAGCTCGTTATAGATCTTTGTTTCTGTTGGTCTTCTTACTCCCATATTTAAAGGGGCAGCCGCCATGTCTCCTACCGTTTTCAAGGTTGTAAACGTACCAGTTCCCTTCCCTTTACCTAAAGCTCGTGCAAGCCCAATACCACCGGACTGGCCTATTAGCGAAGCACCAACATTTATACCCGCGTCTTGCATGAAAACTTTAGCTCTATCAGCTGCTGACGTCCCCGGAGGGAGCATACTTGCTGAAATCGAAGGCCATAACAAGATGTCAGGACCAAACCAAATAGCAGTCTCGGCCATTGTTCGACCTAATCCTTGGCCAGGTACTCCAGGAAGAAGGTCTTTACCCCATCCTTTCATGAACTTACCTATTTGTTTGGCAAGTGCTTTAGTTGCGTATCTTCTAGCCATTATGCGATTGGTGGTCCTTGTTCTCCAGCCATCCGATCTGTTTCAGGGGGATACAGAGGGAATGGTCCTTGTTGAAGTTTTTGAACAAATTGCGTTAAATTTTCCTGAATTGGATGATTCATATCATTAGCTTTAGCACCAAATTCTCTCCCTCCTACTCCTTCTTCCCATGGTGGAGCCACATCAACTTTTTTCTCTGCGGCACCTGCTTTATATGTAAAATCTACATTACGTTCTTTTGGTTCTAATCCAGCTAAAGTTCCACGACCTTCAGCACCGACGATATCATTCAGAGCGTCTCTAGTAAATCCAGGATCTCTGTTTAACTTAAAAGCCACGTCTTACTGGATACCTTTCATTATCTATATTAACTATTCTAGGAACTTAAGATTTATTTCTTTGGTAAGTCATAGCCCTTTCTTTGGCTTCCTCATGATTGCATTTGTCGCAACCACAGCTACCTTTTTTGGTATCGCAAGATTTATTCATCTCTTAATTCTATACCATGCACGGTGCCGTTCTTAAGTACAAATGCGTGGAAGATCCATGTATGAGTATTAAAGATCAATGTCGATAACATTACTACAGCAACTGGGTCAAAACCCTTTTCATTTGTAATAGCTCCCAACAATGCATAACCTTGTTCAGTATGCCTCCTCATGTCTTCAGGAGTGATGGCAACTAAATACTCTTTCATACTCTCATTCTATTTCTGGCAGCAATTCTTTGAGCGATAATAGCTTCGGCTCTCCGCTGTCTTAGGAAAGCTTCATCAGATATATTTCCTTCGTTGCCAGCACCTAAAGCAGCAGCGACGTTTCTGTAATCCATATAAGGAACAGGGGCTGTTTGTTTAGCAGGTGCATTTAGTGAAGCACCATCTACACCAGCTTGCAAGACTCGAGGATCATTATGAGCTTCTTGTCCAAGAGTTATTCGAGGATCAGCGTTGTACCGAGCTCGTAGTGCGGCGGCTTGAGCAGGGATATCACCAGTAGTCAAGATCGTTGGACCACCAACGGAAGTTCTAAGGAAATTATCTTGAGTAACAGGTGCTTGAGGAGAGCGTCTAGCAATATTGTCAACATCTAGATATATATCAGGACTTGCAGCGATTGCTTTTCTGTACTCATCATCATCTATCACTCTGTACCCTTTTACCCCATCTTCACTAGTTCCTCTGTCTTCGTAACTTAATGCGTAAATCTCGGATTCATCTAAAGGCTTATTTCTTACCTTGTTAACAATAGAATCTCTTACCGCTATTTCTTCATCATCTAATAAATTTTGATCGCGAGAAAGTAAGGCCGCTAAAGCTTCTCTGTCTCTTAATTGTTTCTTATTAGTGAATGGAGTTGAACCTTGCTGATTCTTCGGTAGAAGTGGATCGTAACCATAAGGCTCTTGGAACATATTGACTTCTCTGTTTGGACCCATAGCAACATTTGCAGTCGCAGCGTTGATAATAGCGTTACCACTAACTCCTATTTTTGATCCAATAGCGTTGGACGCTGCTATTAATTGATCTGTATTAAATACCTGACCTTGAGCTTTCGCTTGAATCATTGCATGTCTTAACTGTCGTCCTCCAGCTTCTACAACTCTTTGGACATTTGAAGATCTCATGTAATCTGAAACCGCCTGACTAGGAGCACCAACCATTGCGCCACTTGCTGCAGCACTTGCAAGAACACGTCTATAACTTTCAGCCAAAGAATGTTGGCTAGTCATCGGGAATCTATTGTCTGCTCTATGTTGTGTCTGAAGAATCCCTATAGCTTCGCTGTAATCTCTCGTTAACTGAGCTTCTGTTACACCGTATGGATTTTGTGGTCCTTTAGGAGGAAGAGCGAATTTTGTAGGATTTTCATAACCCTTTCTAATTCCTCCGACCTTGCCATACACATCTTCTCTGTTTAAGAAAGGAGTAAACCCTCTTTCCACTGGTTTACCTCTTTCTCTTGACGCATTTGTTATTAATTGATTGACGCTAGTTTCTCTACGAGGATCAGCCAATATCCTCCTCATCTCGTCTAGATCTCTATTAGTAGGTACTCCTTGTCTGTATAGTCTTTTGGCAGGATCTTTATCGTTGCGATATATGTAAACAGGGATTTTAGAATAATCACCTGTATCGGGATCTTTTGTGCCTCTTATGAATCCTTGTAAGTCAGTTCTTACTCCACCGATATTCAATTGACCTCTATTGTTCTCGTATTTCAGTTTTCCGCTAGGACCTGTAGCTGTCATGTCAGCCGGAGTCGCTTTTCTTGCTAATTTTTGTTCCACCATGCTGTTAAGAGTCTTACCGCTAATAAGAGGCGTTTTAGTCGCATCCATTGCTTCTGTTGCGGCTGTTCCCAATCGCTTATCCTCTTGTTGCTCACTGAAGAAACGAGCATCAAGATTCTTTGTTTTTACTCCCGCAGCATCTGTACCATATACACGACGAACATCATATGTTTGATCACCAGTTTTATAAAGCATGTCAACACCAACTTCATAGTTAGTTCCTCCAACCTCTTTGCCGTAATTAGGGCTATTTTCAAATAGATATGGAATTCTTTTACCTTTAACTGGGTTTTGAGTCCAATCGCCTCCAGTTGCAGGGTTAATGGCTTTTACTCCACCTCTTAATTGTTCCTTAGTTTCTGGTCTGACATCTGTTTCATATTGCATTCCAGTTCTATATTCTTCTAGAATTTTTTTCGCCTCTGGATTTAATGATGTTGGTCTTTGAGCAGGTATACCACTTCTACTTCGCTGACTGCTGATAGAACCGGCAGGAGAAGTTAAAACCTTACGCTCTACAGTATCCTCAACAGCTTTTATATACTGATTGCCGTCCCAGCGACCAGGTGTGGCAACATCTTGTGTTCTTTTAAACCAAGAACTTTGAGACTTTTTATTTTGTGGATTTTTTCTTAAATCAGTAACAGCACCTTTATATTCATAGTTTGCGAACTGCGGTACAGCTTTGCGACCAAATCTACTCTCTGTTGTTCCTAATTCGTTACCTTTTTGCTCGCTGTTTTGTAATGTTTTTTGTTTATTAATTGCAAGATTTACTCCTGGTACTGTCTTGTCAGTCCTTCTACTAGAAAGTGATGCTGGCCATTTAGTAGTTTGTTGTTGTTGAACTAGTCCAATAGGAGTAACAGCGTAATTTCGTTTGCCATATTGCTTATTTAGCGTGTCAAAACCAGATAAATCCCAAGAATCACCTTTAGCAGGCGTCGTTAAGCGCAGATTTCCTGTTGCTTTCAAATTTGTAGCGTTCTTCTGCGTAACTTGCTGCATTTCAGGAACAACAATCTTGCCTATAGGTAAAGCAACTTTTGCAGTTGGTCTCATTTGACCGGGGCTGGTAGCGATTGCAGCTATTTTTTTAGCAGGAGCGTATTGAGTATTAGAAACAGTTGGAATTTGATAACTATCGACAGGTTTATTTATAGTTATCGGCGGAAATAACGATTGCGGTAAAGAGCCTGCTGCGTTTTGCAAGGCATTAAAAATAGTTTTCTTTTTTTCGTTCGTCGTTCCGGGATATTTTTGACCGAAATAAGTATTTTTTGGATCTTGCATCTTGCTTTGATCCAGATTAATTAACCGTTCCCAAGCGTTCATTCGACTCAGATACACATTCCACGTATTACAAGTCTATCGGCTCTGATTACTAGGGTTTCGCCGGTAAGCGCCTCGCGGGAAATAGGGAACAAAAAATTTCACAGAATTTGACGTCGCGAATTTTCACTATGAAGCGATGTTATTCCCTATTTAGTCTCGCGGGGAGAATTGCTAATTTTTTGCTCTCCGCGCTATACATTAAACACCCACTGCAAGTTGCGATACCTCTCAAACAAAAAAAGAAGGGGCGATTCTAGCGCACCGATGTTGCTGTGATGTTAAGCGTCGCAACGTTTCTGTTAAGTGTGTGTTATTTAGCGCTCGCAATTGTGCGTAGTTAGTTCCTAATTAGCGCATCAATCGCTCGCTAGAGGGACGCGTTCCTTTGTCAACTCTTGTGCGTTCACCTGTTCCCCTTTGTCTTCTGCGTTAGCAACAGTTATCCAGCGTCTATGCGCATGCATAGCGCGTTTATCCCACGCCTCCCTCTTGCGCTTGCGAGTACGCCAAATCCCTTGACAACCCTACATAGCTGCTGCGTTTACGCATCATTGGAGAACATTTGAACGCTCATTACGCTCATATTATGTGCAATCACTTCGTGATTTATCACATTAATATTCGCTATTCGCTATCCTTATTGTCGCTCATGTTTGTGTTCGAATTGCTACGCAATTCTTCTCACATAACATTCGCTTGTAGCTATTGTTCCCTCGATGGCTACCAAGCGTAGACGTATGTCAAAACTATGTTAATCCGATGTTAGTGTCACTTTTCATCGGTACATTTTCATGTTTACTGAAACTCGCTACGATTTTGCACAAGGCAATAAGCTCGCTAT